GGTCAAATCTGGTACCTCGTGGAGCACCTAAGCCCTGCAGAACTTGCAGCCCAAGTTGCAGGGAGAAAAGCATGAACACAAGACTCAAGCCCCTAAAGTCTTACAGCATGTTCTCAGGCTGGACATACCATCGCCTATCTCCAACCCAAGTGCGCCTTTGGAACACTTGTTCATGCTACGAGTGTACGTACAAGACGGATGCCGTTGAGAACCTGCTTGCCCCAAAGTTACTCTTGAACGACATTACGATCTTCGAGGATAACGACGCCTGCCTCAATCTCTCGCACTTGAAACCTGCACTCGCGCCTCCCCCAAATGAAAGGGCCGTGATTCCCTACGCCGGCGGCCCTATCTACTGCCCCTTCCATTACGATCGCTGGTTAAAAGGCCGAGTCCTCCCCTCGCAGGAGATCATCGCGTGATAAAGTCAGCAATGTACGAAGCCGTAAAGGCCCATAAGTTTGCAATCCTCTATGGGCTTAAAGTCTGTAACCCCGAACCTTGGTTTAGGTGGATGACATGACCCGCAAAAAGACCTCGAAAGACTACCCTCCCGAGTTCCTCGAAACATGGGAGCTCGCGAGCAAGAACATCCTTCGCCTCGCGTTTCCCACAAAGGGACAGGCCATCAACTTTCGTCAAAGGCTTCATGCCTTTCGTCGAGTCGTAATTGAGGAGAGTGGTCAGGGAGCTTTCAATCACTGGTTCAAGCACGACCTTGTGGTAGAGCAGCTTACGCCTGCAATATGGCTCTTGAAAACTGGTGAACCGAGTTGGAAGCTCCAGGTTCGTGAGCAGGCTGCAAAGGCCGGCGTTGCTACTCCCGTATTACCTTCACCACAAATCCAAAATCCTTCAAGCGTACTACCTGAGGGACTTGGGCCAGTGCGACGTCCGTCGCACGAAGAAATCCCCCTTTCCATCTCTCCTAAAACCGAGGAGGCCATGTCGAACGCCCTAAGCAAATTGGGGTTTGGAACTGATACGAATAAACAGTAACATCATTCGCGTCATTAATGCGCACATTTAGAACGTGGAGGGTATAATGCTATGACTCAACTCAAGCCAGTAAGCGATCTCGCCCGTCGCTTGCTCGCCAAAATGGGCGAGACGCCGCAGGAGCATCAAAACCAAATCCTATCAATTTCGAATAAAACTCATACCAAGTCCCATGCAACAACAAAGATTCCCAATGTCCACGACCTTAACCGAAAAGTGGAACAAAAGATCACTTCCACTGAACCCATCGCAGAAGTTACACGTCGACTCGAAAACGCTAAAACGTTTGAGGACGAATGGGTTCCTGAGGTTTACGTACTCTTCATACGCAAATCTAGGTGCACTTCGTGTGGGCACTCTAGCAGTTGTATGGACTTACCAAGCATATTCCTACGCCATCGTCGTAAGAACATATCCCACAAAGCAGACCAGACGCTCGGTCTGCCTCGCATATATCACCCCGTTCGAGCTATCGTGCATCCAAACCTACCGAAGGTTAAAGAAGTTCGTTTCGCGACTACTTTATACTGTGAGAACTGCTTTGATGTCGGAGGCCTAAAATGCCCACAGGCGAACTGCCCGCAGGAAAATACCGCATTACCCATGCAGTCGACGAAACCTACATCGGACTTACCTTCAACTTCGCCACAAGGCTCACAGGTGTTGACTTCTGCTACACTGCAGGCGGAGTCCGCTGGGTCCTACTCCCTGCCCATACCTCCTGGTTTCGCCTTCGAAAGCTACGAGAACGAAGGACATGCACATGCGATCGCCTGAAATTCAAGCACAAGTGGAGCGCAAAACTATGCCCAGAGGAATAGACTTTCGTAACTTAAAAGAAGGCTTCGACGGCTTCAAGCGCAATGCGATCTCCGACCTTACTCCGCCTAAGATCGCTCGCGCCATTGAAGGGGGCTACTACGCCGGAGCCCAAATAGCCCTCACGCTTCTTTGCGAGGCCATGAAGATAGACTTGAACACCGCCCCGAAGGCAGTGCTCGATATCGTCAACGAGTGCCAAACCTTTTTCGCCCTCGCAAAAGCCCAAGCTAGTTGTAAGGAGGGAAAATGATAATCCAAGTCCTTGTCGACAAGGGATGTCACGAGCACACCTGTGCGCACTTCGAGGCCCGAGATAACGGAATCCTCTATATCTACAGAACCTGGGAAGTCCACGAAATGGGAACCTATTACGAGTTAGCCACAGCTTATGCTCCTGGTATCTGGCACCAAGTCATTCGTAAGGAAGAAGCATGAGAATAAATCCTGGAACCATTTTGCTCCACTTTATGACTGGTTATCAAATGGGGTATGAATCATGACTTCTTTCGTAGGTCGACCTCCCAAAGAGCCCTCGCGACCCTTAGTCATCCGCATGCCTGAAAGCCTCTACGCCGAACTCATGCTGCTTCGCGCTGACGAGCTGATGACGCCGCAGATGAATACCAAGTACGGAGCCATCACAGCATACATCACACGGCTCGTTCGCGAAGACTTAGACAAGCATAAAACTGCAATTCGGCAGATGCAAACAGGAACTTGAAATGGTCCAAGATAACGACAAGCTCCACGGGGTGGTAGAGATTTCTGTCAAGCTAACTGATACACGCGGCGCCCATCAGCAAAGCACCGCAATCGTCACCAGGGGATTTACTCTAAGCGAGGTTGGCACGGTTTTGCAACGAGAAACCTACGAGCTTCTTCGCCTCGTCGCCGAAGGCCAGACCGAAGCCGACGCCAAGCTCGACTCAGGTGCGCGCCTTGCTGAATACATCGGCCAGTTGATCGAGAACCGAAAGTCGACTTGACACCAAAGTCAGCTTGACACCTTGGTTGTAATATTGTAATATTGTAACGAAGTTTTTGGAGATTTCGCCTCATGACCATCACCATCGAACAAGCGCAAAAGGTCCTCGACCTACGCGCCAAGATGCTCGCCAACATCCAGATTGGCAAACCTGCCCACGAAGGGCTCACACAAGAGGAGTATCGCGAATGCCTCGACGCCGTTCGAGCAGATCGCGCAAGGGCAACTGCGGCCGGTGTCGAGAAGGCTAAGAAGAAGGCCGCAACTGGCGGCCGCAAAAAGACCGAGGACGCTCTCGCAACTCAGTCCACCGCAGCTACAAACCCCAAGTTCGCCAAGTTCGCGAACAAGAACTGGGATTAGGATCGCAAAAGTGCCCGACGACGAGCGCCTTAAATTCGAGGGGATGGTGAACTTCATCTGGGCTCAATCCGAAAGGGGCGAGCCCGGAAGTGCTACCATCGAGTGTCCAAACTCTTCAATGGCGCGCAAGCTGCGTCGAAGGTTATATTACCTGCGAGATCAGAGCACGGGAAAAATCAAGGATCACGCAGACAAGATGGCCTTTAGATTACACGGACGTATCGTAGCCGTCGAACTGCTGCCACATTGGCAGCCTAAACTTTCTATACCTGGAGAGCCTGCAGATGATCAAAAAAGTCAAGGTGACTCACACAGCGTCACGCGAATATTTCCTGACGGAACTGTACCCGAACCTGACTCCGGAACAACTCGAGACGATGAAGGTTGACGACATCAAGGAGGACTTCTCTGATCCCGATTTCTTCGACCCTAATACGTTCCTCGAGTCGAGCGAGACGGAAGTCGACTTGAAGGTAGAGGAGGTACAATGAGACCGGAAATAAATCCCCCAATTCCAGGAGTTTGGGACTCCACCATCCGAGGTGACTATGCATCCTGTCATACCAAGGGATTTTGGTCTTTCCAGCGAAAGCTTGGCCCAATCGAAGCTAGCACTGACCTCATTGCTGGCGGGGCATTTGCCAAGGGACTTGAAGTCGCTCGCAAGCTTTTTTATAACCTCAACTCCGACCACAAGGGCGATCTCGCCGAGTCAGTACGACGTGGAATGCTCGCTGCCATCGAGGAATATGGTACCCACGTTGCACCAGATCATAAGTCGCAAAAGTCCGTCGAGAGGGTGATCGGAGCCCTCGCAGATTACTTCGAGCACTATCCTCCTTTAAGCGATCATGTCCAGCCCTACATGATCAACGGAGAAGCCTGTGCAGAGTTCACCTTCTCCATCCCACTGCCAATTAGTCACCCGGAGACGGGAGAACCAATTCTCTACGCGGGTCGATTTGACATGCTTGGCGTGCGGAATGGTCAGCTTGTGGTCGTTGACGAAAAAACCACTAGTCAATTGGGCCCAACCTGGACAAACAAATGGAACCTTCGAGGTCAGTTTACCGGATATATCTGGGCCTGCCAGCAATATGGCTATCCGGTGCTTGGTGCGATTGTTCGAGGTGTCTCTTTCCTTAAGAACTCCTACGGACACGCCGAGTCCCCTCAGCTCCGAGCCCAGTGGCAGATAAATCAGTGGTACGATCAGCTCTTGCACGACATCGACCGTGCAGCCAGGGCCTACAAAGAAGGCTGGTACGACCAGGACTTCAACGACACCTGTGCGGAGTACGGAGGCTGCCCGTTTCAAACCCTATGCACCGCGCACAACCCTGAAGATTGGATCAGCAAGTTCGCAACCCGCGACTGGGACCCCTTGAAGAAAGTGCCCTACGTTCAGCCTGAACAAAGGGTGGAGACCGTTCAACTACCGGAAGGAGTTATTTAATGAGCCTGAAAGACGAAATGAAGGAAGCCAAGCTCAAGAATTTGGAGGAGAAAGCGCAGGAGGCCTTGCAGGACGAAAAAGGGAACCTCGAAGTAACTGCCCACCAAGCTCAGGGTAAAGAATGGAGGGACCTCGAGAAGGCGCAGGGGAAGAATGAATTTCTCCTTGCCGCAGGGCAAGTCTTTGGGGCTGAGCGTAGCATGAAAGCCTCGGCGCCTTGGTCGAAGGATGATGACGAACAGCTCATCACGTACGCGCGCGACGCGCAGCTTCCAAGCGATCTCTACGCCAAGTACCCAAATCGCGACTCGTGGGAGGTCCTTGCTCGCCTGCGTCACATCGTCCACGAGAGGACAGAATTCTCCGAACTCAAGAAGAAGCTGCGATAATGCCAAACTACAACACTGTACCTACTCCCCCAAGCCAAAGTGCGGAGCGTACACCTACTCTGTTGGATCAACTCGTTGACCGCCTGACGATGTTCCTCGAGGAGTTCGATTCCCTCAACCGTCGCGCCGAAACAAGCCTGGACAACGTCTTCGGCACAATGCCTCAAACTGCGAACAAGATGTCGGAGCCCGCAAACTCTGCCTGCTTCACAGGTAAGATGCAGATCATCGATGACAGACTCAAGTACGCAATGACCCTACTTGCTTCAAACGTGCGTAGACTGGAGGAACTAGCATGAAGAACGAAGACCCCACGTACGACGAAACAGAGGAAACCTACGAGGACGAGAACGAGGAAGTTTGCGACGAGTGTGGCGAAGACCCCTGTGTGTGCGAAGATGAAGACAACGAAATTGCAGGTACTGAAGACGAGGACGACGAGTGACGAAGACTGACCTCTTCTACGAGGGAAGGTTCATGGGGGGCTTCGGCTCCCCGTGGATCGATCATTCAAGCAAATTTCTCTGCCCAGGCTGTGGACGAGTTTTCGCCGAACGAAGGACAAACTCTAAATATGACTGGAGCTTCAACATAGGTTATTGTGCGAAGTGTGCAAACAAACGCCTGGAGGACGAATTCTATAGTCGTTCGCTTGCATTCTTTCGCCTGGGCGGCGAAGTTGTACACCCATTCGAGTGTAAAGAACTTGATTGCCTGCAATTCATTTACGAGGCAGAATGCCTTTTAGGAGCCCCAGATGTCAGTAACCCCATTACCTGGCCAGATGAATGTAGCTTCCGCCCAGCCGGCGGTGTCGTCTTCGACGGGAAGTTCATCGCAGAACTTGACTTCAATCCCAGCCCCCAAAATCCTCCTGATGGGAGATAGTGGAACTGGAAAGAGTACATCTCTCCAGTCCTTAATGAGAGCGGGTATTACTCCCTTCGTCGAGGCGACGGAGCAGAATTTCATGCAGGTGAATAAGGAGCATCTAGGCATAGGGATGCATTACAAGTACGTTGCGCCCAAGGCAAATAACGTAGCCACCGTCGTCGACATGCTGGAGAAAATCAATAAGCTCTCTTATGAAATGCTCTGCAAAACAGTCGATCCCTTTAAAATGCAGCACAACAAGTTCATCGACCTCGCAAGTACTTGGAACGACTTCAAGTGCGATTGCTGCGGTAAATCTTGGGGCCCCGTTAGTTCTTGGAAAACGGATCGCGCCGCAGTCCTGGACAGTTTCTCTGGCGCAAGCGACATGGCTTTTGCCCTGGTAATCGGTAACAAGCCTGTGCGAGACAGACCGGACTATCAGGTCGCGCAGAACGCTCTGCGGATGGTGCTGGAGGTAATGGTCAATATTCCTTGTTGGTTCGTCCTCATCACACACCTCGATAAGGAGACCGACCCAATCTCAGGCCGAATTGTCGCAACCGTTAAGACGATTGGCCAAAAGCTAGGTCCCGATCTCCCCCGAAGTTTTTCGGACTGCATTCGAGCCAACCGAGACGGAGCGAAGATCACTTGGAGCACAGCTGATAATCAGACGACAGTGGTTGGACGGCACCTTCCACTTAAGGATGATTTAGCTCCTAATTTCGACCTGCTTGTGCAGACTTGGCTGAATAAGGGTGGAAAGATCGAGGCAACTACATGAACAAAGAAGAACTCCAAAGCGCCTTGGGCGAGGCTCAAGAGCGAATTAGATTCCTAGAGGAGCAAAAGGTTAACCACATTCGAGCCATTGAGAATCTCATTGTCGAGCGTGATGACTTTCGCGACGCAAGCAAGTCTGTAGAGACTCGTCACGATCGCTTGCAAGTTGAGGTAGGTGACTTGAGAGTGGAGCTATACAAGCAGCAAAACGCCGTCAGGATGCTAGAATCTAAACTCGTAGACCTTGATAAGGACTACAGGCGCGAACGCATGCTTGTCAACGTCTTGATGGAGCTTCCTCGTGACACCTGAACAAAGGGCCGCATACGTACACGCACAAGCCGCTTGTATGGAAGTCGAGGCCGTCGGCATGGTAGCGGAGAACATCGCTGCAAGCCGAAATGGTCTTACCGCTCCCTATGAGCGGAAAGATTTTCTGGAGCTTATCATCAAGTACGACTTACATCATAACGCCTTGATGACTTTCTTTCACGAATGAAAGCTCGTTATCCCTATAAGTGTGCAGTCTGTGGCGGTCGTGTCGACTTCGATTCCATAGCCGGCCAAGATGCACACTACAAGCCTTCAAAACCCTACCACAATCCTCTTCGACCAGGGACTGTGGAAGGTTCGGTAGAGGTTTCAAAGGACCACTACCTTTATCTGGTCGAGCAAATCAATCGCAATCGTAACTAAGGGTAATGTAAAATGTCAACTGAATCTAACCAAGTCTTCAATCCGGAAATGTTCCTCAATTCGAACTTCGATCAGGCCAACTCGACGGAACTCCTCCCCCATCCCGAGGGTGAGTTCATGGCGGTTTCCGACCCTGTGACCGCCGAGTCGTTCAAGTCGTTCGACATCAAGCGTGGCGACCGGGCCGGGCAGAAGGGCTTCATGCTCATCTTGACCTGGAACGTGAACGACGAGAACGGCATCCTCAAGGAAACGCTCGGCAGAGCGCCGAAGGTGCGTCAGTCCATCATGCTCGACATCGGGCCTGGTGGATCGCTCGAGTTTGGCAAGGGTCGCAACGTCGCGTTGGGTCGCGTGCGCGAAGCCTTGAATCAGAACCTCACAGGCAAGCCCTGGTCTTTCGCCATGCTCGGCGGGCAGCTCGCGAAGATCAAGGTCAAGCACCGCATCGATGGTTCGAACACTTATTCCGAAGTGAATGAGGTAACCCGAGCCTAAGGAAGCCCAGCATAGGTCCCTGAGAGCAACAGGGGGAGGAGGGGTTTCCGCTTTCCCTTCCTCCAGCTCCCACAGGTGACCGGGCAACCAGATAATTCTACGCTCATAAACGTGGTGTCTGGGGCGGACATCTGAAGTGCTCAATCCGCTGCCCACCTATTAACTTACTGGAGTGTACACATGAAAGTCGAATACGATACAGAAGAAACCCACGAACTCCTCAAGGAACTACTCGGCAAGCACTTTGAAGGTTACTCTGTAGAGCAGGTTGAGCTATCAGGATATGGAAAGTCTCAACGCTTATCTGTACAGCTAATCAAGGACGCCGTTCTTCCTGCTCCTAGACCCTACCCTCTCGACGACCCCAACGACGACATACCCATGTAAGGTATAAAATATGGAACTCTCTCCTCAACAAGCAAAGGCAGCGGACGATGTCGCTAATTGGTTCAATGGAGGAACTTCAAGTGAGCAGGTGTATCGACTCTTTGGCTATGCCGGAACGGGTAAGACTACGATTGCTAAGCACATCGTTGGAGCGTTGGATTGTTCCCATGTGTACGCTGCATACACGGGCAAGGCGGCCTCCGTGCTCAAACGTAAGGGTTGCCCTGCCACTACTATCCACTCACTAATCTATAAAGTGGAAGAGCAAAATGAGGAACTCGTCAAGTCTCTCAAAAAGCGAATTCAGGAATGTACCGACGAGTCCCTCAAGCGAATCCTGCAAAAGGAGTTCGAAGCTGCTAACGCTCCCAAGTTCGCACTCAAGGAAGACATCGAAAACACTCCCGAACTCATCGTCATCGACGAGGTTTCGATGGTCGGCGAAGCCCTTGGAAGCGACCTGCTTTCCTTTGGAACGAAAATTCTCGTCTTGGGAGACCCCGGTCAGCTTCCTCCAATTGATGGGGGAGGATACTTCACTGCCCAATCCCCTGACGTACTTCTTACGGAAATACACCGACAAGCGCGGGACAATCCAATCATTAACATGGCTACGATGGTACGTCAGGGCCACCGCCTACGGAAGGGTAAATACGGTGACTCTGAGTGCATTGACCGACGCGCTGACAACCGTGATCCGCGTCAATTCGAGCAACTCATCGTTGGCACTAACCGTACACGTAAGGCGTGGAACTCCCGTTATCGTGATCTTCTCGGTTGGACCTCCGCTTCACCGGAACAGGGCGAAAAGGTTATCTGTCTTAAGAACAACAAAGAAAAAGGTCTTCTCAATGGTACACAGTGGCGTGTTAAACAGGCGGAAGATCGCGGTTATGCCATCAAGCTGGAACTCTTCCCCTGGGACGAACCGTTCGACTTCGAGAAAGAAGGTCTTCTGGTAGAGGCTCACCAGTTCGACACGGACTACAAGCAGCTCGAATGGTATGAGCGTAACAAAGCTGATGAGTTCGACTTTGGCTACGCCATAACGTGTCATAAGTCCCAAGGTAGTCAATGGAAGACCGGCTACATCGCAGACGAGAGCTGGATTTTCAAGGAACACTCTTCTCGTTGGCTATATACCGCGCTAACAAGGTTCGAAGAAAAGGTGGTGATAGCGCTATGAAGATAGACGACACAATCTTCCAGCTTTTTGAGGAAAGATTTCCTGACAGTCGCTGGCAAATAAGCAAGGAGACTAAGGAAGCTATCGGTCGCGGAGAGACGATAATAGCGAGTACTCTCACTGTCAGTGTCGAAAAGGTGGCGGGAGTAAGTTGTAAGCTTTCTATTGCCTTTCGACGTAAGGATAATACTCCCATAGTGAGCCTTGCACTTCCATGGATTGATAAGGGTAATTTCATCACAGTCATGCCACTGGAAGAAGCTCTACAGGTAGTAATAAAATGAGCACCAAGGTCTTAGATTTCTTCGACTCTGAAGATGACTTCATTCAAATGCTCGAGGCTGCAGAAGAGAATGCAACTCTCGACAACGAAATGAAGTTCGTCGACGACCTCACGACAAGGGCTAAGAAGTACGGCGCAGGTACGTTCTTGTCCGAGTCTCAATATGACTGGCTTAAACGAATCGCAAAAATGTAAAGGGGTCTTCATGCAACCACAAGTGGAACTCGTTCGCACCGACGACATCTACGTAGGAGAACGTCAACGAAAGGAGTACCCTGACAAGTACATCGAGGAGCTTCGCGGCGACATCCTTCGCGACGGGCTGATTCATGCCATTGCAACTAACATGAATTACAATCTCGTCGTCGGAGGCTGTCGACTTCGAGCCATTCAAGGGATCACACAGCCCTATAAGTACGGTAGCCAGGAAATTCCTGCAGGCTATATCCCCGTGGTTCGCATCAACGAAGGAGACGACCGTGTCCTGTTCCGTATCGAACTCCATGAGAACCTTCGCCGCAAGAACCTTACACCTGTCGAGGAAGCCCAGGCCATCACCAAGCTCCACCACATGTTTAAGGAATCGAATCCAGACCAAAGTCGAGCCGAAACCGGGGCCGCTCTTGATGCTGTTCGGGGGAACACTCCTCGTCTACCTCCCGCGCAAATCCAAGAAGTAAGCGACTCCCTTTTACTTGATTCCTTCGCAGACGATCCAGAAGTCAAGCGCGCAGCAACGAGACGTGAGGCCGTTCGAATCGCTAAGAAGAAACTTGAACAAGAGTTCCTCGGCGGTCTTGGGGCCTTACAAGTCTCTAACGTCAACTCCGACTTTACTCTCATTCAAGGCAAATGCGAAGAAGTCTTTGCCCGCCTGCCAGCCGAATCCTTCAATGGCATCGTAACGGACCCGCCCTATGGCATGGGCGCTGACGACTTTGGAGAACAAACCAGTGCGACGGGTCATCAATATAAAGACGATATTGAAACTGCTCTCGACGTTGCTACTATTATCCTGCGTGATGGTTACCACCTGTGCAAACCAGACGCACACCTTTATATGTTTTGCGACATCAGGCAGTGGCCTCTGTTATGCGCACTTGCAAAAGAATACAAGTGGCTCCCCTTCGCAACGCCACTTATCTGGCACAAACCTGGGCTCGGCCATGCGCCCCAGCCAGGATATTTTGGTCGAAGGTACGAGTGCCTTCTGTTTGCACAAAAGGGCAACCGTAAGCTTTCCAAATCTGCCTCGGACGTGCTCACCTACCCTGCAGTAAAGGACAAAGTGTATGCTGCGCAGAAACCAACGGAACTGCTTTCTGAAATTCTGTCTCTATCTTTTTACCCTGGAGAGCATATACTTGATCCTTGTGTGGGAAGTGGCTCTCTATTTCGTGCAGCCAAGATGAACAAGATGAAGGCAACCGGGATAGATGATAACCCTATTGCCATTGGGCTAGCAAGGAGTATGATCAATGCAACTTGAATATCGCTATGTTCCTATCTTCTATCAAGACAGGTTCGATCCAGTTCCCGCCGTAGTATGGGACTGGATTCTCCATTGCGACGGTAAACCAGTTCCTCACGCTCCTAAGCCAACCGTAGATGAAGCGGATGACCTATACGAAGAAGCGAAAAAAGAATGGCTAGCATCAAGGTAGAAAACTACGGGCCGCAGCCGGCTAAGGTTCTTCTCGTAGGCGAAGCTCCGGGCTCTGAAGAAGAAACTCATTTAGACGAGTTCGGAAAGCTTTCTCCTCGCCCTTTCGTAGGTAAGTCGGGCCAGGAGCTTACCCGAATGCTTAACGAGGCAGGGATTCTACGAAGCGAAATCCGCGTCGCAAACGTCTGTAAGTTTAGGCCGCCTGGGAACAAGATGGACCTCTGGTGGCCGAAGAAGAAAAAGGACCGCATCAAGGGGGTACACCATGAACTCGATGGAGAGTATTTCGATTCAAGAGTTATTGACGGACTTGCAGAACTCCGCGAGGAAGTGCTGGCAACCAAGGCAAATGTTATCGTACCTGTTGGAAACCTCAGCCTTTGGGCACTCACACGGAATACTGGCATTACCAAGTGGCGTTCAAGTCTCCTTCGCGGGAATCCACAGTTCGGCGTTCCCGACTCTACTAAGATCATTCCCACAATACATCCAGCTGCCGTACTTCGTAATTGGGAGTACAGATATCTGGTGGTGCATGATTTTAGGCGTGTGGCGAGATGGCAAGCCTTTGAGGGTTATCCAAGCGTAAGGGAGAATTTCCTTGTCCGACCAAGTCTACAGTGTATCCGAGATACACTCACATCTCTGCTGCGCCGTTTACGAGACGGAGAGCAAGTCGCTCTTGCAGTTGATATCGAGACGCATAAACGACACCTTGCATGTATTGGCATTGCTTGGTCACGATACGACGCAATCTGTATCCCCTTCTTTAGTGCGAATACGCCGAATGGGTTCTGGAGTCTTGAAGACGAATCGGAAATTGTGTTGCTGCTGCGGGCGGTACTCACTCACCAAAATGCTCGGTGCGTCGGACAAAACTGGCAGTATGACTACCAGTACATTGCCAAGTATTGGGGTTTCGAGGTCAACCTAACACTCGATATAATGAGTGAGCACCATGTTCAGTTTCCAGGACTTCCAAAGGGACTTGACTTTCAATCTTCCCTCTACCGAGATATTCATATCTATTGGAAAGATGAGGGGAAGGAGATGGGTAAGGGAAGTGAGGACACTTGGTGGACGTACAATTGTCGTGACTGTGTTGCAACTTTCGAGATCGCCGAGGTGCTTCTTTCTGCACGCAAGCAACGAGGCCTGCGTTGTACTATATATGGAACTCCTCACGATATACAGCAACGACTCTCAATTCCTGTGGCGCGCTCTAGTGCCCGAGGAATTAAAATCGACCACGATACCAGAGCCCGTATCGCCTTCATGTTACAGGAAGACGTCGCCTCCAATCAGCGGTGGATCGAGGACGTCCTAGGTCATCCACTTAATGTCCGCTCCACCCCACAAATGAGGAAACTCTTCTATGACGAACTCAAACAAGAAAAAATCCTCGACCGCAAAACCAAGTCTCCAACCCTTGGTGCTGATGTCCTTGAAGTCTATGGAAAGCGAGACGTTCTACTCCGTCCCATCTGCGGCGCGATCAACCACCAACGGTCGCTGGCGAACGCGCTCACCGTCTGCCTCCAACCTCTTGATAAGGATGGACGATTTCGCTGCCAGTATTCTATACCGGGGACTGAAACATACCGCTTCGCATCTTCAAGTGATCCCTTTGGATTTGGAACTAACGGTCAGAATATCACCTCGGGGGAAAGGGCTGAAATTGATTGGCCCCTTCCCAATATCCGCAAGTGCTTTATACCAGATAGCGGCTTCATACTCGGGGAATTTGATCTCCCGCAAGCGGACGCACGTGTCGTTGCCTGGGAAGCGGAAGACAAGTCGCTAATAGATCACTTTCTAAACCCCAACTCCCCAAACCTCCACTATGTCAACGGCGAGATCATCTTCGGAAAGGTACCTAAGAAAGGTACGCTTAATTATTATCTCGCAAAACAAGGCGTCCATCTTACACATTACGGTGGGACAGCTAATGTTCTCGCACGCACGCTCGGAATTACAGTCCGCGAGGCGGAGCTTTTCCAAAAGCGGTACTTCTCTGTACGAGTCGGTATTCCCAAGTGGCACCGTCGTATTGAGCTTCAACTAGCCACCAAACGCTATGTGGAGAATGCGTATGGATACAGAAGATTCTATTTTGATCGAATTGACAATCTCCTCAAAGAAGCCCTTGCGTGGATACCTCAATCAACTGTTGCTATTGCGACGAATCTTGGTATCCTTAATATCAGTGATGATGCAGCGCTTACCCGAGCACGCGTCGAGTTCCTGCTTCAAGTGCACGACTCAAGTATCTTTCAATGGCCAATCTTTATCAATAACTGGGTCAAACCTCACCTGCATAGACACCTTACCGTTACCGTCCCATACTCGGAACCCCTCGTCTTCCAAGCGGGAATCAAAGTAAGTACCAAGTCTTGGGGAGACTGCGAGGAAGTGGAGTGGAAAGAAGCGGCTTAGTCTAGTTTTTGTTAGCGTTATTCGCACAAATAATACTAACATAATTGAATCGAGGGGTCCATTGGCTCGTCAACTTGAGAACTGGTTGAAGACATACATGCAGTATTCTTCACACTCCGAAGCACCAGATAAGATGCACTTTTGGGTCGGCGTAAGCACCATCGCCGGAGCCCTGCGTCGACGTGTCTGGATCGACCAAGGGTATTTTCAGTGGACACCAAACTTCTATATCATACTCGTTGCTCCACCAGGTATCGTTTCGAAGTCGACCACCTTAAGTATAGGAATGAACTTATTGAAGCAGCTCGAAGGTATCAAGTTTGGCCCAGATGCAGTCACATGGCAAGCCTTAACGCAGGCTCTCGCCGATTCAAACGAAGCAGTATTGATGGACGATGGGAGCTACTTCCCGATGTCGTGTATCACAATTGCCTCAAGTGAGTTTGGTACTTTCCTTGACCCTAATAATCGGGAGATGGTTGATGTCCTCGTGTCACTATGGGATGGCCAACTTGGAGTTTGGGAGAAGCGTACGAAGACGCAGGGTTCTGATCGAATTGAGAATCCATGGATCAATATTGCAGCATGTACCACTCCAGGATGGATTGCTGGAAATTTTCCAGAGTATCTCATCGGAGGCGGGTTTACGTCTCGATGCATATTCGTGTATGCTAAGCAAAAGCGGAAGCTCGTGGCATATCCAAGTGCTGTACTCTCTTCCGAGTTCCTGGACCTACAGAAAAAACTGGTCCATGATCTCGAGGCTATTTCTATACTTCGTGGAAGGATTATACTTTCGCCTAAGGCCGTTGAATGGGGTACGAGTTGGTACGAGACTCACTACAACAATAAGCCTCGCGCCTTGGATAATGAGCGTTTTGCGGGTTATCTTGCCCGCAAGCAAACTCATATTCACAAGCTCGCAATTGTCCTTAGTGCTGCGGAGAAGGACGACCTTATTGTTACGTCCGAAAACCTCTCTATGGCTGCCGAGATCGTTACGGCTCTTGAAGAAGACATGCCCGAAGTCTTTTCCTTGATTGGTGTTGGACAATACGCCCGGCACTCCCATACGGTCGCCGAACTCGTAAGGTCCTACGGGCAATTAAAAGAGAGCGATTGTTTTAGGCTTTTATTTAAGACGATGACGCACAAGGAATTCTCAGACGCAGTCATCGCTGGACTTCAATCCAGGATTCTACTCCGAACACAACATGGAACAGAGTATGTACTTGCCTACAATTTTAGCGAGAGTGAGGTCAAGACAAATGGAACGGGGAAGAATCCGTAGGACGATCTTTCCTGAGACCCTGCAGTCTCTCTCTTACTGTTGCCCACACAACTTTTTCAAGTTGAACTCCCACGTGGCAACAGGTAAGCTCGCCAAAGTTTTAGGCTTCGACGAGCGTACCGTACGCTACTGGAGAGCGGATTTCAAGGCGTTGCGCCTGTCGCCTTGTTTTGTTTGCCGTAAGGATCAGGATACGAAGCCTCGACCTCCATCCGCAGGCGGCGATATTTTTTCTCGGCGGCGATCCCAAGGCCCGAAGTAACTTGTTTTTGAAGGTAACTACGTAATGAACTCTTTAGCGTATCCGAACCTAACTTCATCTCTGGCAGAGGCACTTGCGAATTGTACTTACGAATGGCTTCAAGAGCATCTGCCTTGGCTTCACGGTCTTCTTGAAAGAAAGCCCAGTCGAATTGTCGCAGTAGGCTTTCTTGCTGTACCTTATAATACTGAATCATATCACGCTGAGCTATCTCTCGCTCCCAGCCAAGAGTTAATTTTGACGGTGAGAAACCTAGCGATTGACCTAGCAGCTCTAGTTGATCCCTTAGATCATGAGGGTCGAAGGTTCCGATTATATCTCCACTCTGAGTTTTCTCTGCACCTTGAGTTGCCAGGCGCACTGCCTTCATTACATTTTTGGCAGCAACAAACGGTAGAAGCCTTTCGGCTTTTTTCCAATCGTCTGGATCGTCGGAAAGAAGATTGCGATAAAACTGCTCTACAAGGTTCCCCCCAGCACCTGCAACTCCTTGAGCAGCTGCTACGAGAATATCATTCGGTTCAGACTGAAGAAACATGGAGGGCACTTCTGTCAGCGGTATTACGTCTCCCATGCCCACGGAGCGGGAGGCGTCCAAATGAGGAATAGGGATTCCGGTCAACTCTCCTACGTGACCCCACCCAAAACTATCCTGGCTCAAACCGTGAAGAATGAGATCAGGATTAGCGCCCAGCTCTTCGAGGTGCTCGCGAAGTTCCCGGCGGATTTGTGTCTTTGGGTTCTTGAGTCCGAGCAATCGATTGAAGTAGGTGGCTGCAAAATCCACAAGGTCGGATACGTCTTCACTCCCTGGAAGTCCCATTAACCCACCCAAAAGCATCATCATCAACCAATAACGAAGGGCCCCCTTGTCATGAGTAGCAAAGTACAGTGTGTTTTGCAGATAATTTGCGAACAGGAAGAACACGCTTTTCTTCCCCCGCATGAACTCGGGCCGATTCCAACGAGCATTCTCGTAGTTGGCGGACCAGTTTGCTTGACGCGCGGCAAGTACGGCCTTCTCGTGCGATCCAGAAACCTGGAATTCCAAGTTATAAGCACTGATGGCGGTGATGTAGCGATTCATTTTCTCAACAATATGGAATGGGAGAGCGCTGTACCTGCTGACTTCGTGCCAGAAACGCCGTGCCTTCGGCAAATAGAGCCCCCGATCCAAATTGTTTTCCGAGGCAGCGATTGCGAGTTCCGTTGCAAGGCTTTGGTCTAACCATCCTTCATGTTTCCCTCGTTCAATCATCTGGAGAACACGATGCCGCTGCGAACCCTCAGGAGCAGAGACGAAGTCTTTGCGATTCGTGATCCAATCCTTCAATTGCCACGTCGCTTTCGTAAGCTCGGATATGGCTTTCGTGTCGCCGTACCTCGCTGCAAGGTAAGGGCCCACCGTCGTCAGGATTTGTGTTCCATTAACAAGTGCCGACTTCACATTCGCGCCTAAATAAGCTACGAACCCAACTCCTCGCAATGCAGCCCACTCGTTGTCTGGATTCATCACATAACTAAAGTGCCGGTCAAGCCAATGTCTCATCTCCTGCCGCTCGTCAGCACGTCCACCGACCTCTTTTATAACCTCCACATCTTGTTGCAAACCTTGAATAGGCTCTCGGAGGGCATCACTAAACTTAACGCGAGCAATGTGACCGGCAGCAGACCTGATGTAATAAGCAAAGCTTCTAATAGCATCTTGGCTGTACCCCTCTATTCCCTTTTTACGAAGGAAATGCTTGCGGAAATTGCGGAAAGGAGCAACTTCGGCCATCGCCTTCTCGAACGCTTGAACCTGCTCACCTGTGAGATCGCCCGTAGCTTCCAGCTTGGTTCGCAGGCTTCTCAAGAGTGCGCGGGGCATTCCTTGAATTACGAAATCCGTCTCACGCATTATGGACGAGGCAATGGCAGCTTTATTTCCAAGGTCCCTACGAACCTGATCGATGGCGGCATCTCGTTCCTTTTCGGTTTCGAAGGCTGGAAAGGCAATCAACTGCCCCTGTTTGTACAGGTTCCCATTGTAAGCGATGTCTTCCTTAGCACGTGCCGTGATGGTGAACTTGCCGAAGCGAATGAAGGGGAAGTAACCCGTATCACGGAGGCGATCGAAATCCTCGTTGATCTCTGCCACTTCCGCGTTAAGCATTTCTTCGTTGTCGATTATCGTACGCGCGACATCCTGCAAGGCAGCTGCACGCATCTCTTCGAGGACACGATTAAACTGCTGACGAACTTGAGTGTAGACTTGCTGCGCCTCGGCGGTAAGTCGCTTGGACAGTTCGACCGGGTCAAGTAACTTTCGATCCAGTGCCTCTTCAAATAAGACATCTGTAAGGTGCGACGCTTCAGTCTTACCTAATCCTCTCCAAGCCTTATAAGTGTCTACGGCGTCGGCTTGAAAATTACGCTGGTACTCACTCCAGGCAGCAACTGCTTGTAGATAATTCTGAATATGCGGGATGTGGGGATTTTCCTTACTAAGTTGCATCAAGTTGAATCCCCACGAAATCAACTTATCAAACCTATCAAGGTGTTCCCTTAGTCCAGCAAAGTTTTCCGGATCAAACCCTGTCAAGTCCCTCCGAAGGACGGAGATGATATCCTTTCCTCCACTCGCAGCAATCCGCTCCAGTTCCTTATTCACCTTATAGGCATACTTCTTCGTTTGCAGGAAAAGGAACCAGTCCTTTGCCTCGTGGTTCTTAGAGAACCCAGGCATGGACTCGAACATCGCCTTGTATTGCGCAATGGCAGGGGTGAAATACTTGGTCATCACCTCGTCAGCTAATCGCCCTTGAGTCGCTAGTCTCGCTGTCATTTCAGCGAAGAATTCGTCAAAGGAAAGTAAATAGTCCTTGTTCATTCCTGCTGGAAATGGCGCAGTCATGGGAGCCTTGGCCATGTCAGTACCAAGGTCCTTTGCATGTTGTGCGTATACCTTCGCCCGTTCTGGAGCGAACTGGCTTAATAGCAAAAAAGCCTGCTTACTTCGCGATGCTGTTTCTAACCAGGAGCGATATTCCTCCGTCATTAAAGCTAAGGCTTTAAGAGCATTAGTCTTAACGATAGGATCAGGGTTCCGCGCGTCCCTGTAAATCTGACGAACTTGGTTAATTGCAATAAGGTGTCCTAGCTCGTGGTTGATTACCTCAAAAAGCTGACGATAGCGCTCATCTGCCTTTTTACTTCCAACCAGCTTATCGACGTAGAGCTGAGTTGCAAGCTTATCGACATCGACGTAGATCGCAGCAATTGGAACCCTAGTTGTATCTGCAGGATTTAACTGCACACCATGTGTAATGGCAATGAAGCCGCCGACTTTACCGTCATTGGGACCTCGAAATTCCGGGCTCGAGCTTATAACTACCTTGGTATCAGGGCTTAAGACCTGAGTAAATACAGCAGCGTAATTTTTAACCTGACCGACGATCTTATCAGCAAGCTGCGACTTTGCAATCAAGTCGATTCGGCGGGCTTTTAAGATATTGTACGAAGAAGCCTGTGCGGGATTCAGGTCCTTTAAGTTAGCCTCGTAAACTTCGATCTGCCTGTTAACTGCTGCAAGCTGCGCGGTGTATGGATTCGCGTCTAGGGTTACAACTGGAGTAGATTGCAGTGCTTGTCGAACAGTGGTAGGCGTGCCATCAGGTTGTTTGGTCGGGATACTTTTTTCGACCTGAGGACTGATGGGCTTATCCAGCACATTGCCCATGAGGTCTGTAGAAGAGCCTGGATTTGCTCCGATATATTGTGGACCTTGAAAACTTTCCGGGATGACATCGATTGAGGACCCAACATTTGGAAGCCTATTCTGAGAGATTTCCGAATTATTGTAAGCTTCATCGGAACGCGCAGCAAGTTCAGCTTCCAAATCCCCCTGCATTTTTCGCAGGTTTACATAGTCCCCAACTGGTGTAAAATGACCATCAATATAGTTAATTGGATCGCCCGAAGAAAGTGCAAGGCTTCTTTCGTTCTCTTTTTCCTTGAGAACCTGATTCACTTCCGCCTTGCGCATCAGGCCAATGCCACCGCCGACAAGGGAACCTACAAGTCCGCCAGTAATTACAGAAGACCAAAAGTTCTCTCCTAAGGTTCGCGTCGGATCGTAGGCAGCAAGATCGCTCGCAACCCAATTTTGGCCTACTTGTTGTATTCCTTCCTGAATCCCTTCCTCGAACATCCCCTTAATGGCTTCCATAAGTGGACCAGACTCCCCCTGGATGCCATACTTTTTAATAGCTTCGGCAACCTGCCCTCCAGTAAGCTTGTTGAGTTTTTGGAGGAAAAAGGCTCCGGGTACGGCTTCAGTAGTACCAAAGGCCGCGCCACCGACATAGGCGATCGCAGCCTGCTCTGGGGTAGCACCATGCGCCACTGCATCGTCGTACTGTTGTGTAGCGCCAACTGCGCCACCAAGAGCAGCCGTGGTAAGGTACGGTCCGAAACCTGCTTCAAGGCCCATTGCTCCCATGCCCATGAAACCCAAGGAACTACCAAAGGCTTCTGGGAGTTGTTGATTCAAGTTATTACTAGGCGGAAGGGTAACTTCCTGTTGTAGCTTATTTAAAAAGCGCGAGCTCCCTACGAGCATCGAGCTTACTGGCGCCTTCCATGTAGGCTCGAAGGGCTTGGATTCGCCTAAGTTTTGAACTGCCTCAGCAAACTGCCCAGGAGCCTTAAGTGCGCCAATAGCCGTCGCGTTAAGCCCACTTGCGACCTTCGCTGCCTCGCCGAACACAAACGAGTTGAGACTTGTCGCTTCGACTGGCTTGTCAAACTTGTGGTACACGTCACCGAGCCAACTTCCGATTCGATCCAGTGGCGACGGTTGATCTGGTGAGTCTGGTATCTGACTAGACGTAGAAGAGGGTACTTCTCCAGCCACATTGGAGTTAAGCGGCGCTCCACTTGGAGCTTGAGTCTCCGTTGTGAAGGGTGCGGGCGGCAGGTTCTTCGCCCTTTCGTCAAATACCACAGTCTCGTCTGGCAGAGCGAGTTGATCCTGCGCATTCCAGGGAGCCGAGGAGAGGTTACTTTCTTGCGCCATTTGGAGTTGTTACCTTCTGCCAGGTTGACTGGTCCGAGTCCGGACCTCGTTTAACCTTTTTGTACGTCCCTTCACGGAAGGCCTTGGTCTGGCCTAGGGTAGTCTCCCCCGAAGACTGAGCTGCAGGAGGTCTTACAATAGGCCCACCTTGATTGGTTACGGGAGGCGCACCAGTTCCCGTAATACCACTGCCAAAGGAATGCAGCAGCATGATCTCGTTCATGGAGTCGTTCAACATCTGACGAGCTTGTTCGGGCGGCAAAGACTTACCAAAGTTCGAGATATCTCCCTGCCAGTTTTTAAGCTTTTCCTGATACAAAGCCTGTGCGGCATCACCAGGGGACTTGGCGCGCCCCGTAGATTCGACGATCATCGTCGCCCTTGCTCGCGCAGAAACCTCATCCATTCCTTCATTTTGAATGAAGCTTTGCGCGAGCATATCAATCTTCTGAATATCTTGAGGAGTCTTTCCTATTGTATTCGCTTTGTAGGCCCGCGCACGCTCCAAGTCCGCCTGCGCGGCAGTAGCTTGGTTCGCTTCGCTCGCACGGTTGTGGCGACTTGTTTCCCCCAGCGCAGCTTGTTCTCGCTCGTTAAGCCGTTGTGAGGCTTCTCCCTGCTGCTGCACCGAAGTGGCGTACGTACCCTGCTGTGCCTGGGAAATACCAATCTGCTGTTGTCGCTGATTATTCTCAACGTTCTGTTGATTAAGCGTATCACCACGCTTCTGCGTTGCCTGCTGTTTCTGGTAGTCCAGCTGCCGCAAACCCTGAAGCGTATTCACTCCAGACGAAAGAGCGTTGGCGATTACATCTCCTGAGTTTTGCCCATACTGCGGCGATCTCAAGAGTCCAATCCCCGTAGACATGATTGCGCTCTGGACGTTTGGATCATGCAGATTAGAGAGGAAGTTCCTCCAAAGGGACTTATTCTTCTCCAACTGAACGGGGTCTTCCGTCGGCGTCGGAGGGCCTGAAGAATACGGATCGCCTGAGATTGCGTCAGAGATTGCCATAAGATGCCCTTATCCAAAAACCTTCTGTGGAGTGGGAGTCAGCGTTTGCTGGTATTTGTCAATTGGCACGGGCGACAGGTTTCCTCCGCCCTGCATTACCTGGGGAGGCGGTCCCTGGCGAGCCAGCATTTCGAGCATTTTGTCTTCTTCAGACTGACCTTGTTGCTGTAGGTTGGAACCAAGGTTCTTTGCGAGGTTCGCCCATTTGTTTTCCTGGGGATTGGAATTGGTCGCGGAGTTCGCCGCAGCTCCAGCTCCCGCTCCCGCAGCGCCTGCTCCAATCGCTCCGCCAATACCACCACCTGTGCTCCCCGTAACCGTTACAGTGGGCAAAGACTCCCCAATCGCCGCCCCAATGCCACCCCCTGCGCCCGTGGTAGCCCCGCCACCGGCCGCTGCCCCAGAGGCTCCTGCGGCCGCCCCACCGCCGGCACCCGCCGCTAGGCCCGCCGTGGTCGCAATGGCGCCCGTTGCGTCGGCAGGGTGATTGTATGCCCAATCACTCGCCTTGCCGAACGCTCCTCCCCAGGACCCAACTCCATGCTGCCGATCAGCCCGAATAAAGGGGTCCTTTTTAACGACCTTGTATAGGTCCTTGTTTGCGGTGTCAGCTTGGCGGACGATAAACTTGTCGCCGCCAAACAACTTACCTAATAGGTCGAACTGCGAGAAGAACCTTGCAAGTCCGCTATCGTGCGAATTGTCACTCATTGCTTACCTCCCATCAACAAGGGCAGGATCGTAAGCAATCCCCCCAACCCTTGAGTTAGTCCAGAGTTTCCCCCAGCAACTTGCTGCGTCGTGTTCGAAGTCGTCGTGCCACCATACTGACCAGCTGTGCCGGTAAGTGCCTGAAGGGTTTGGGCATTGAGGATCGGGCGGAGCTGGTCGAAGTTGTACCTGTTGACCGACGCGTCGATTGCAGTTTGCGCGTCTGCACGTTCCTGACCGCCAATGGTCTGCTGCGTGCTTCCAGGTGCAAGCCCTAGTCCGTACGTCGCAGGAGCCCGAGCCGCTGCATTATTATACTGCTGCAATCCTTGTGTGTATCCCGCCATATCCATGTTCGCTAGCGTACTGGCTAGGGCGCGGCTAGAATCGCCAACAGCCAACCCTTCAGCGATGGCGCCTCGAGAACCCCCCAGAGAACCGTTAGCTACAGCGCCGCCACGAATAGCAGGGAGAATATTCCTGTTAAGATTGTTGTTGTACGTTTGAATAACATCTTGTTGCGCATTGCGAAACCCTGGAGTATTGTCAGGATTGAAGATGTTGTTCGGGTCTAACCAATACTGCTCACCATTGCGGTACTGGTTAACGAAGTTCTGCCCGGTTCCACCAGCATAATTAAGCTGCGCGGACCGACCAGCAGTTTCGTTTGGAGTTGGTGTCGCATAAGTCTGTCCTGGGTAATAGGTCGGCCCACCAGACTTGAAAATTTCACCTGCAGCTCCCTGCAAGGTATCGACGTTCTGCTGCTGATTTGTAGGCAGCTGAGTCGTCGTCGTTGTCGAACTTGATTGTTTCGCTCGGCCGCCCATCAGTGCGTTCTCCTGGTTACAAATTTACTAAGAACCGTATACTCATGGCCGAAGCCGTAGTACTTGAGTACACGTTCCCAGCCCTTTCGACCCCACAGCTCGAGACGCTCATAGTTATGATGGTAGGCATATTCTTCAATGAGGTGGATATAATCCAGCCATTCATCTCGTTTCGAACCGCCTAACCATCGAAGAATGAGGGTCTTCTTTCCACCATAAAAGGCAGTTTCGCAAACCAAAACTACCTCGATACTG